ATTTGTAGCAGTGAGCGTAATAGCTTTCGTTAGCAGTAAATGAATCTTCAACGTGAGTGTAAATACCTTGAGCAGTTAACTCCTCGTTCATTCTTACTCTAGCTAATTCAGCTAGGTTAGCTTCAACTGTTGCTGCAATATCAGTAGTATCAATTTCAGCTTCTGGGAAAGCAACTGTCATTGACTCTGACCAATCTGACATAATTGGATTCTGAGGATAACCTGCTTCAGAAATTGATTTAACTCTAATCTCTACAGTTTCACCTTGACTAATTGCAATATCCAATTGGTTAAAGTTAATTTCTTGACCATCTTCTACTCTTGATGGCTGCCATGTAAACTTAGTAGCAACTGTACCATCTGGTGCAATCGACTTAGCCCTTGGTCTTACTTTAGTTTTCTTTTCATTCCAGTTTGAGAATACTGCTGTTTTCTCTCTACCATCCTCTTTGAATTTAAGTTGAGCAGCCTCTCCTGATTTACCAGAAGTTGATAGGTATCTATATGCAACAATAAACTGTACTACTTCTTGGTCTGCAGTATCTGCAACCTTCTTAGCACCTGGTATTGCCCAGAAACCTCTAATTCTATATTTAGGAGATGCCTTCTTAACGTTAGTATCTGCAGAAACACTTTGTATTTGATTTACAATAGAGCTAAACATTTTAGCCTCTGAAGCTCTTTCTTCTATTAAAGAGTTTAATTCTGATTTATCTTTATCTCTTTGTACTTCAGATCTATATTTCTTAGTAGCAATTTCTCCACGCTTTTTAGCAACTGTAGAATCTAATTTTTTAACTGCTTCATCAACTGTAATTTTATCAGCTTGTAGTTTTGTAATCTTACCCTTAGCATCATTTGCACTTAAGTGAGTATTAACCTGTACAACTTTAAAGTTTTCAGAATTTAAAACCGGAGCATCTGGAGTTACACCAATTGCAGCTGGAGGAACTGAATCCACCTTTAACGCATCAATCATTCTACTGAAATCAGCTACATTATCTTTATAGTATTCAGCAAGTGTAATTTCTACACCATCCTCTTGAGTAAGAGTTAATTCATTTGTATAATAACCAACACCTGGAGACCAGTTCTCTGCTAATAGTTTAGAATCAGCATCAATTGGCTTTCATAAACATTAAGACTCTCTCGTTAAATCCACATGGTAATTCAACTTGTAAGTTATTATCTTCGTTCTTGTAGATACCTAAGTACATTAGCCCCAATCTTAATTGGTTCATAGCCCTCAATCAATCTAAGCTCAACCTGTCTAGTTGAAGAGTCTAGCTTGTCAATTCTATATCTTGTGTTTTTAGAGCACCACCAGCGACCATCAATTCATCACCTACGCGGAAGTAATTCAGTCTGGTCTAGATCTTTTGATTTGTCAGAAGTAAGTTAACTTGTCTAGAGTGTATAATTTAATAGCTTGTTTCTTAGTTACACCACCTTCAATAACTTCTCTCTGTGAATTTGAAATTGATAGGACATCAAACTTTCCAGTATATTGTCCAGTTCTATATGGCATATCTCTTAATTCTTCATCAACGATATATGCAATACTATTATTTACTACATCTCTAATAGCAGTTAAATAATCTATGTTCTCCTGGTTTCTATAATTTTCATTAAACCAGTCTACTGCAGTTTGATTTGAAGAATCAAAAATAATTCTTTTTACTAAAACTCTTTCAGTGTCATTTGGAATCTGACCACTTACATCAAAAGAAGTTTTAAGCATTGGGTTTAAAAAGTCTTCAGCAAAATAGTTTGGAGCAGTCGAGAAGTTAATCGGTCTTGCTACCGCAGTTAAATCATTTGCTGGACTCTTAAGTGCAGATGTAATAATATTTTGGAAAGTTCCATCTGGTAATTTAATTCTAGTTGTACCTTTACCTAAACCAGTTAGAGCCTTTAGATTAGTATCTAATCTTTGCAACTCTTTTTGCATAAATCCAAACCCAGGTATAGATACTATTTTAGTACCCTCGTCAGTAAGTATCTCTAATGGAATACTTTTTTGATTAGTAGTAACTGCTTCATTAATTCTTTCAAAAGTTTTTAATGAATTAGTGTTAAGCTCTAAGAGCTTTTTTAATGAGTTAGAAATAGAGTTGTTTGTGTTCATATTATCTTAAAATATCTGCTTCAAATATATAATTGGATGGGTCCATACATACAACTTCAATATAAGGAGTTGAAGTAATCAACTGTATCGGGCTGATATTTGCAACTTCTTGATTGAATCCGGTAGATGTACTCGTCCAAATTTTTATATTATTTCCGTTAATGTCTATATTATCTAATGCAACTCTAAAGATTTGACCCTTTGTCCATCCGTTAGTAGAATCATCAATGTATATATTTAGATTTCCATTGAACGCATTACCAGTAGTGGTTATGTTCTTTAAGCTTAACCTATTAGAAAATGGTACTAATTTAGACCATACTCCATATTGATCTGCTTCACCTGGATCGAATAGGTTACTAGTAGATAATTGATTTACTACAGCGCTTGAATTAATATCCCATCTAAATACATCAGCAACCATATACCCATCAACAGTATTGTTTACCTTAATTTTACCAGCAATTGATTTATCAACTGTAGTTCCCTTTCCTGCAAAAATTACATCTGTATTATATTGTAATTCTACTGGAATTGTACCATCAATCAGTTGATTAATTTTAGAGTGTGCGTTATTTACAAGATTTAGCAAAGCTGATGAATCTTGTAACTGTAATGAAGATGCTGTAAAGTCATCTTCTATCTCTTTTATTCTAGCTTCTAATTCTGCAGCTTTTGCAGTACCTAGAATTATATTCTCTAGACTATCTAGTCTCTCTGTAACTTTTGCATATCTATTATTAGTCTGTAATAATAAATCTGTTGCATTTTCTAAAGCTGTAGTCGTGTCCATAAAAAGGTCCATCGAGAAAGTAGTAAAGTCATTTACACTTGTCTCAACCCCTACATTATCTAGAGATGAATTAAATTTAAGATTTAACTTTAATGAGTATGCGTTACCATTAAGACCGGTAACTTCATTAGGCTTAAACTTAATTTGTTCGTGAATTTTTGTACCAGGACCATAAGCATCTAAAATATCATCTAATATTAAGATACCATATAGATTGGTAGATCTGTTTGCTGGAACTGACTGGCTATATAAATCATAGTAAACTAAAACGGCATTAAATCTAAATTGTTGGCCAGTCTTTGCAAAGTCTAATAGAGACTTTACATCCGGGTTATTTTGAATTCCTGCATAAGATAATGTGTCTCCAATCAATACCTACAGAATCTGTAGCATTTGTATGAATATCATAATATGCTCCTTGGCTTTGAGTCCAGTTATCTACAACTGGTGCAAGATTAATATTTGGGTCTGGATGTGTTTGACCCTCTCTTCCCTCAATATTCGCAGCTTCTGTATCAGTAGGGAATAATTTATTAGCTGTTGTATTGTACGTCAGTTGGCTTAAATAAAACCAGAGGAGTATTTCCAACAGACGTTGGTACATTAATATAAACTTCATGATACTGTATTACCTTGGTAAGCCACATCATTCTCTGCGTCGATTGTACCTAAATACTTAACTACTCTATCGTAGTTCGAACCTCCTAGAATTGCATTATCATTCTCAGCATAAGCGCCTGTCGTAGACTCATTTGAATCTGTAGGTCTAAAGCCAATTGCACCAAGAGCAGACATCCACTTGAAGAAAATCTTTTCAGCGTCAGATGCTAAAATAATTGGGTCATAATCATCGTCCTTTAAAAGAATCTCTTCCATATTTAAAGCATAGTTCTGGAAAGTCTGTGCCCAATCTATATTAGGTTGTCCAGCTACATAAGCTTGTCCTGATGCTTGCTTTAAATTCAATTCAAAGTCAATAGTATTAGAGCCGTTCACAGAGTCTGTAAAATCTGGTAGGTCTAGTAAAGCGAATTTACTAAACTCAAATTTTAAATCAGAACTGTTAAACGCCCTAGTCATATCTCTTGCTGAAGAAGCAAAAGCATACATCGTGCCACCTTGTGGCTGTGGTATTCTAACTAAAGGAGTTGCCATCTATTAGGTTTCGGTTTAATTAATTATTAGGATATAGTACAAGCGTATTGAGCTATAATATACCATTTGTTTTCAAAACATCTTAACGTTATCGTTGAGTTTACAGCATCTAATGCTATATTAGTTGCAGCTAAACTAGCGTTCTGTCCAGCACCTATTGTAATAGAGCTAGCAGATGTGCTAATTAAAGTTACTTCTGTCCCATCGACTGCAGGTGGAATTGTAAAGCCACCGCCAATAAAATAAGAACCTTTATCAATAACAGATGGGGCTAAGTTTGCTGCCGGAACTGAAGCAGTTCCAATAACACCAGACTTAACAATTCTTCCACCTAATGAAACGTTGTTAGAGAATGTAGCTTCTGTGCTAACTGTTAGACCAGAAGTACCTACTACTAAAAGATTCCCACCATTATTAACTGTCAATGTTTTAGTAGTTACACCATCCATTCCACTTAAGTTATTTGTAGTAGGATTTAATAGTGCAATTACTGAAGCTAACTCGTCGTTTAACAACTCAAAGTTACTGTTAATAGTTGGTCTTGAAGACGATACCGAATCGGTACCTAAAATTTCTGTAATGTTTGCCATTTTAGTTTATTTTACTTTTATCATATTACGTCTTATGACGTTTTTGTTGTTATATGTATCTTCCGCTTCAAGTTGAATAGAGTAGTCACCCGGCTCCTTAAAAATGTACGTTAGCCACATATTATTATAGTATATATCATTGATTTCTGGGTTACTTAGATTCGTAATAGTCCATATTGGATTTTTAGCTCCAGGAAACTTAGAAATATCAGTTGATATAGTTACATGCGTAGATCTATCTACTGTTGCATGTTGTTTAAATACTTTAGTATCATCCCATGTTGGGTTAAAAGATTTTTGGTGAATAAACCCACTAACTTGAGCATTAGATGCAATACTTGCCTTAATAATATCCACACTTTCGAAATCAAAAGTTCTTGAATATTGTTTACCTACACAAAGTATATGGTGCATAAAATCTAATATTTGTCCACCATCATCAAAGTCCTCAAATACAGGATTAAAATTAAATTTATTTATGATAGGGTCTTCACTTGATTCTAAGTCTGCAACTACAGCTTGCCATCCTGCAAAATCTGCAGCATTTACCGGAGTAGATACCGTAATAGTATGCTCACCAAAAGATTGAACCTCAGTTACAGGGTCTTTATATACAATTCTTAAAGTATCCCCCTGCTCAATCCAATCTATTTTAAAAGAAGCCGCTAAATCTGGTCCAACTCTCATTGCTTCCCACCATAAGTGGCTTGTATCTTTCCATCTAAAAGTAGACTCGTCATAAGTATACGGTCCAGTAGTTTCTGAATATCCAGTTTCTGAATATACATCTTGGTATCTTCTAACAGTAGAGAATCTAACTCCCTGTTCTTCATCTTGTACATAGTTCGATCTGTCTAGGGTTAAATACATAGTTGCAATAGCATCCTCGACTTTTGTTTGATTGTCCTGAGGGAATCCCCAGTAACCTCCAGACTTATTCCACTCTATCTTTTTAGAATCCCATGTAAACTGACGAGACTCAGTATCTACATCTAACCATTTATAGATACCATATAATTCTAAATCTTTTAATTTAACATTAAATAAGTCCTCTGTTTTGTAGAAAGACATGTGGCCGAATAGGTCGTATGTTCTCATCTCTACAGTATATGAACCTACATAAGGTAAACTAAGTGGTAATTGTTTGTAGTCATCAATCGGGCCTCTATATTCCTGGTGTAAACCATTAGGTCCATCGATTAACCATTCAATCTCATAAACCCATTTCTTCCACCAGTTATCCCAAGTTACTCTTAAGTTTGCATTTGCATCTACTGCGTCATCCCAAACAAAAACAGCCTCATCCCATGTGTCATCGAAAGAAGGTACACCATCTAAAATAACTGGACATCCAATTGGAATATCCTTATTATATGAATGTAGTTCTCTATCGTGATATGTTCTATAAAACTCTCTGTAAATATCTTTCATCTCCGTTCTTTGAGCCTCAGTTAAAGTGCTCTCTTCTGCTGGTTTAAGATTTAAAAAAGTATTATAGTTATTAGTAGCATCGTTTTGATCTAAGACAGATTTTAAAACCATTGATGTATCTTCAATAAAAAGATCTCTATCATTAGGAAATACCTGATACTTAATTTTATGTCCTTCAGTAAAGAAACCAATTGGGTTCTGAATTTTCCAGATGTTTAAGTTTCTATTTGTAAAGTAATCACCTTCTCCAGTAATATCTATAATCTTAGCTTCAAGTGGTAGATAGTCTCTTTGTAGTCTATTCTTTAAACCATATAGCTTAATAATAACTTCATCGGGTGTATAATCAAATACCTCATCTACATTTGCAATATCAAAATCATCAAAAGTTCCATTAGGCTCATTTAATCTATAGACTAAAGAAAATCTACTAGTCTTCTTCATAGTCGAAGAAGGTACTTTAAACTTTAATCTCTTTCTAGTCATCTCACCTCTTACTGATGAGTTAGGTACTGGAATAGCATGTAGCTTACCAAAGTTATTCTCTGATTTATCTACATTAATCCAATATTCTTTTAAAGTAATTTTGTCATAGCCAAAATAATCTATCGCATTTAGGATAGCTTTATATGTACCAACAAAAGGCTTAATATTATGTAATTCTAATAATAGCTCCTTTCTCTTTTGGTTCATTAAAACCTGGTCAGGAGATTGCTCAGATATATCATGTGATTTGAATAGTAAGAAATCAGAGTCGTCTAATGTTGCACCTAGGTTAGCTAATAAAACTTTTAGTCTTTCATCTTCACCTTCAACCTCACCATAAACTTGGATTCTTGCAATTACCTCTGTCCCAGCTTTAACTTCCAATATTCTCTTATGAACACCTTCGGTCATAGAGTTAAGAGCTATATTAATTTGAATTGCAACGTTATTATTTTCGTTTAAAGTTTTAAAGTAATCAGCATCTTGACTTGCAATATTTGAAAATAAACCTAAGTCTTTGCTTTGAGTTTTTAATTCTTTAATAAATGGTTTACCATCAGTTACAGTATAACCATACATGATAATATCTTCAGACTCATCTATTTTAGTAGGCTCCCATTTAAAATCAAATGAAGTTATTACACCATCCGGAGAAACTGGAGTATTAACAATAGAATCACCATTAGTATCTAGACCCTCTTCTAGAATAAATAGATTAACTGTCTCATACAATTGAGTAGATACAACAGGTAAATAGATAGAACCTTCCCAGATGCCATCTACTTGCTCAAGCTGTAACTCACTTGTTGTTCCGTTAAAAAATCTTAAATTATTCCACATAATTATCTAATATACGTATCGTCTTTTTTAACTGTATAATTCTTGTAACCTTTTAGAAATCTAGGACCTTTTAGAATATTTAAAAGATAATCATTTAAAAAATCAATAAACTCGCTAATAGTTTGATTTCTTTGTATATGTTTTGATAGCATATTTTGTAATAAACCACGATCTTGATAGTCGGAACCGACATTCAACTTAGAGTCCTTTCTAGTTCTGGCTACCTTGTAAAGGCTTCTTCTTTTATATGCTAATAAATCTTTGTATAACGACATTATTTCAAGGCTTTTCTGTTTCCAGCCTGTACTCTAGTATAAATCGTGCTAGGTACTGGCGTTGGGTCGAAGTTAACAGACATTGCTGCTTCTGCATTAATTAGAGCTTTGTCAACAATCTCGTCACCATCACGATCTTGCCATCCGCCTCTAAAGACTGCAACTTCCTCTTTCTCCATAATTATATCACCCCACTGGTCTAAGCCAGCAACAGTGTACGGTATCTGTGTAGTTTCATCAACGTCAACGACTTTGACTTCTTCTACCTTTTTGAAAAAGATGTATTTTTGTTTACCGTTACCTATATCTTCTAAGACTACTGGCTCTTGTGGCTGGATGGTTGTTGTAACCGACTCAAAGTAGCCTAGTCTTCTAGCTGTTTCTTCAGTTTCTGAAATAAACCTAACGTTAACAGCATCAATACCTTCTATTTCCTCTAGAATATAGACAATATCAGACTTAGGTAATTTATCTCTTCTTGTTACATTTAACATGTAATCACTTACCTTCGCTCTGACATCATTAAAAATCTCTTCTTTCGTAAACCCTTCAAAATATCTAATATTAATATCCATACTATATTTTCTAACCTGAGGTTTTACAAAGACAACTTCAGTTGTAACCATTTGTTGGCCACTGTCCTGAATTACTTGTCCCATTTTATCATATTCATTTTGGTCGAAGAACATTTCGTTCTCTGGAATAGAGAAGTAGTCTTGACCAGAAGTTAGTTTCTTTCTTACATCCGGCACTGCAAATATGTAAATAACATTGTCGTCATCTAAATACTCATCCGATGTGGTATTGTAAGCATCTATATACGAGAACATTCCATATCTTGATAGAAAATACTCGTAATTATCTGGAGTTGCTAAAACAAAAGATTTTGAAGCAAGTGGCGTCATAATCTTAGTAAAGTTTGTTGACTCTCTATCTGCTCCCATTTTTGGAGATGAAGTACATGTTATATCTAAAAACTCATTTAGATCGTGCTCGCCTCCTAAAGAATCAGTTCCCTCTGCTTGCCACTTAAATGTTATATCTCTACCATCATCTATGTTACCCATAAAACCATCATGTTTTACATATTCAACTTCAATTGTAGAGCCTGTAGGAGGGATAGCACCAAAAGCACCGTTACCAAAATAAACATCAATACCTCCAGCAATACCTGTTTTTAACAAGTAGCCTTTTTCGTTATTTAGTAAATCATATAATGAATTATGCTTAGTCCATTTTTCACCATTTACAGAAACACCCACCTTTGAATGATCTGATAATTTTTGAGTTTGTATATTAAAAGACTGTAACTTTTCTCCAGTACCTGTTACGTTTTGTCTTTCATATTTACCCTGAATTATTGCTGCTTTAATTTTTGTGTTATTAGATTTTTCTAATCTAAATCTATCCTTTGAAGATAGTAACGTATAGAATAATCCATTTAACTCACATTTTAATTCAGCTCTTGGATCTATATTTAATCCAGTACCGGAAATCTTACTAAGGTCTGCACCCGGCTTCCATCTAAATTCTATTTCTCCAGTTGCAGCAAAACCTCTTGTTGCATCATGGCCTGTCAATCTTGACATACCATATATAGATTCTGCTTGTTGAGCAGTATATATGTTTTGTTCTACTACAGCATCCTCAATATAGAACATAATTAGTTCATATAATTCTGAGAATACAGAAATAATCTGAGCAAAAGGAGACGCCTCAGTAAAAAGTGTGTTAGCTCTCTTGTAAACTCTGCTAACATAAGTTCTAGTGTCGGCCTTAATCTGCTCCGCGTTAGTCCTAACTGTCTCTAAAAATTTTAACTCTGCCATGTATTATTTATCTCTTTTATCTTAGGTTTATTTGTACTAAATATTTACTATCAATTGTAATATCAATATATGCAATATCTCTAACAGTACCTTTAAAGAATTTTACGTCTGCAACTACATTATATTTAGTAGCAAGTGGGCAATAAGTATTTATTTGATTTGTAACCTCTTGTTTAATATTGTACTCATTTTGATTTAATGTATAAACTAAATCTTCTAAATTACAACCAAAACCAGGCGAGCCTAAAACTTCAGACTTTCTAGTAAATAGAATGGTCTCAATCTGAGTAATTAATTGCTCGATCTCACCGTTATTCTGTAGTTGTGTCGCGTTGTAATTCGGGTCACCTATGTATTTAATATAAAAATCCATTTATATATGTATTCGGCTTAATTACGAGTGAAACATATAGTCTACGCCTTCGTCGCCTTTGATTTCTTCTATTATTGACTCTAATTCGGTGTCTCCCATGTCTTTAATAGCATCATAGTCAAATTCTACATTACCCGGTAATGCAAACTTGAATATACCTAGCTTAGCACCAAGTGCAGATTTAATCTTCGCAGAACAATATCTAAAGAAAATTTCATCTGAGTAAAGTGCACAGTCTGGTATAGTTTCGTATACATGTAGTATACAATCTCCTTTTGGAGTGTCTCCCATTATTTTCAGCTTACCGTTTAGTCTAGCATACTGAAAGCTAATAGGGTTTTCTAAAATCTGTCTTGACATATCTGCCAATGACGCATTTAGTACGTAGTATTGTAATTCTTCAGCGGCTTCAGCAGGACCGGATCCTTCATACATACCTCTGAATAACATTTTATCTAATGAGAAGTCACCACCGCCACTGAATCTAACATCCATGCCTTGGCCTGTTCCATTAAATCCAGATGATAAATCATGTACTCCAAAAACTGAATATACAGAACCTCCACCGTCAGCATTAGCTCCAGGTAGGTTTAAACATCTAGTATTTTTAAAATATGCAGAATCAAAAACATTGCTAGGAACAACATAGTAGTTCTCTTGTACACTATCTTCATATTGCTTATAGAACCATTTCTTCGCTCTCTTAATAATGTTAACGATTTCTCTTTGTGGTAAATTAATAGGAACCATACAAGCACCAGTTAAATCATCACCTAGTTCTTGTAAAAACTCATTTAGGCAGTTATCCCCAAAATCTCTTTCGGTGCCTAAGTTAGTATTATTACCTTCTCTAATTTCGCTCATTTTTACGCTTTAATTTTTTTACTTACAATGACTTCAGTTTCTTTCGAGAATCTAGCATGGGGTCCAACCCCGCCTTCTCTAAAAATTCCACCTTCCATCCTTACCTTTAAAAATACCGTCCTTGCCAAAGACATAACAGTTATTTAAAGTACAACTCCCATGTACAAAACTTGACTCTACTTTAGAGTCCCAAACTTCTGTACCTTGGTATAGACTTTGACCTTAATATCTGAGCTCCAGTGATTTTACATGAATAAATTCCACTGTTCTCAATATTACCTGACAATTCACAGTTTACAAACTCAAACCCATCTAATAGGTATGCTGTTTTAAATTTACCATCCTTAACTTGAACTTCAGAATAGTCTGAGTCATAGTTAATTATACCTTCTTCCATACCTCCGTGCGCTAGAAGATCTAAAACTTTAGTCTTAAATCTAGCCCATTGAACTTCAATTACCTGTGGATTATCTTGCAAATCTACTAGTATATGTATCTTAGGCCAATGCTTATTTACGGCGGTATAGTCTTTTAACATCTCCATAAGGGGAGCATTCTTCTGTAAAATCCTTTTCATCTCAATTTTATTCTCAGGAGTGAATGTAGGATTAAAGCAAGATTTCCATACTGACATAATAAACATTTCTGCTAAATGTAGAATATCATCAGTTTTTTTCTCATAATCTTTACCACCAACATATCTAAACTCTAAATAGTTCTTTTGTGCTTTCTCAAAGTTAATACCATAATATTTAGTATTAGCAAAGGTAAAGTTATCCGAACTAATTAAATCTTCATTATAGTAGAAAGCTTCATGTTTAGGCATAACCCATTTAATAGATTTTGCATAGGTTGAATTCTCTCTGTTTGGAAAATACTTGTAAACTCTCTTCTCATCAAATTCTAAAATAAACTTTAAAATATTCATTTTAGAAATCATCATAGGGTCTTCCAAGTAATCAGGATTAAAAGACATATTAAGGTGGATAGAGGCACGGTCAGATGTATAACCATTCTCTCTAATCCATCCCAACATTTTAATAATAACTAATCTAGGCATCGCGATATTGCATGGCACCAGTAACTAGTTCGACTAGCCCTTTACCACCAGACATATCTGGTTCCATTTTAAAAACCTCATTGCTTGGTTGGAAGTCAGAATGTGCTTTATCTTCTAGCCTAATCTTACGATTAAGTAGTTTAGATAAAGACTTCTGAGTCTCTTCAAGTTCTAGATTAGAATAGAATTCAAACTCGACACCAATTTGGCTTCCGTTCAGGATCGAAATTCTACTAGAGTCTCTATTTAGTTTTTGCATATTGAGAGTATAATATTACTTTCAATATATATCAAACTCCTTTTAGAGAGTTATTGGGGCATCTTCAAGAATACCTTCATAGTCGCCTCATCAATTCTAGTGATCTGAACGGTTATTTTATCACCAGGGTTAAATACGGACATAGTTTCTTCGCCTATTTCACTAATATGTAGTAATCCAGTCACACCATCTTCGATTGTAATAAATAAACCATAGTCTTTTCTAGACTTAACAGTTGCTTCTACTGTAGATGGTATTGTATATCTCTTAGAAATATTTATCCAAGGATTAACCGTCAACTACATCTTTTTGAGTCAATGTAATTTTCTTATTACTAATAATATCTTTTACCTTAAACTTAATTGGATCTCCTGGCTTAATATCTCTAGCTTTAAACTTTAACTAAAGTTCTCTTCGTCTAGGTCGTTATTGTGAATCATACCAGTTAGGCATTTGCTAAACTCTACAAATACTCCGTATTTAGCAGTACCTGTAACTATACCTTCTCTTTCTTCTTCAATCGTCTGTTTTAATTCTTCTATTGCAGTTGGAATAAGTGCTTGTAAATATTTTCTATGTGAAACTACAATCGTACCTCTATCTGCAGAGAAACTAACTGGTACCACATAAATCTCTTCACCTACAATAGAGCTAAAGTCAGATAATTTATTTATACCTGCTAATGAACCTGGCATAAAGCAATTAATACCTTGTACAGTAACTACATAACCACCCTTGTCAATCATGTTCTTCACATGGCCAATCCAGGCTGTTCTACCTTCTTCAATTCCGTCTCTAAGATCTGTAAACGTTTTATGTTTTACACCACCTGTAATCGTACCTGTTAAAGTACCTTTAGTTTCTGTAATTAAAACTGCAGTCTCGTCGCCTACTGAAGATGCTTTAACTTCATCAGACTCCTTACCAAACTTTACATAAACTAATTCTCTATAACCTATATCTACTGTGATATAATTATGGTCAATGCCATAAATAATACCATCATGTATTTCACCCTCATTTATGACTGGTTTAATATCTTGGCCATATTGTTCCATCTTATCATATAACTCCTGTGCATAAGGCTCTCTTGAGTAGACCTTATCACCGTTGTTAGTTTTAACATGTGGATTTGGAGTTCTATTTCTAGTTGGGCAAGTACCTTCATAGGCTTCCCAAAGAAAATCTCCATTGTCATCATAAAATTCTGCGTAGGGGTCTGCAGGTTTTTCTTCTTTAGTTGTAGTTTTAACTTCTACCTGCGTTTGTGTTGATTGAGTCTGTTCTTCGACTGCGATTGTTGTGGTTGCATCTGCTCCGATGCGTCTTCGTTTTGCTGACATTTATTTTTTATTTAAAAGGTTATCGTATACCATGTTAGTAACATATTATATATCACTTAAAATATTCTTTTTATCCAAGCGTATTTCTTTCTTTTACCTAGATAGCTTAAGTTATCATCATTATCATAGGCTTCTCTCTCAAATGAAATATTATAGTAAGATTTTCTGCCGTAAAAGAATAGCTTAATAAACCATTCTGTAATATAAAGTACATAGAATGGTAAGACTAAAAGTTCTTCTTGTTGTCTGATATGAATAGACTCGTGGTTAATAATTCTAGCAGCTCTCTTTCTCCAATACTTTGTAGAGTTATATCTTTCTCTTAAAATAATATATGGCCAAAGAGTTATACCGCCAATCTTCATAAACCAGCTTAGTCGATCTAATAATTTATCGTTATACTTAACAATAGGTGTTTTCATAATTTATATATCATCTTCACAAATAGGCACAAAGAGTTGTTCGACTAATTCTTCAGCATGTATCTCCCAAGGTCTTTCACCCCATGGTTGACTCCAGTCGTATAGACTATCTTTCCATATTATTCTTTTACCCATTTCTTTTAGTAGGCCTTTTTCAAATTGATATACATGTGCCAATTCATGAAATAATGTTCTTTGTAAAATTTCAATAGGGTATATCCCATTTAATTGAATTAGATATGTACCTTTACTAACCTCTGTTGTTAATCCTATTATTCTAGGGTGTAATGGAGCTATTTTAGTTAGAATATGTGGAGATCTTCTAGGAGGGTTCCACATAAGTGAATCTTCTATAAACCTTAAAGTACTTCCATTTGCAAAGACTTCTGCTATTGTGGGTATTTTTACAGGACGTAGCATCTTTGTTTGTTTTGGCTTAAGCTCTTCTATGAACTGTAGAAAAAACACGAGTAGCAACGATATGTAAAGCAGTCTTTTAAGGATAATATGTAGATATGATTGTTATTATATGTATCTGCAAAAAACTTTGCCATTTTAGGCAAAATAATTGCCTCTAGATTTTTTTATGTCAATTATTTTTCGTATATTAGTACTGTAATTAAAAACAAACACAAACTATGTATATTAAAGAACACGAAGGATTTAGCGGGGAAACAGTTTACTCAATCGAACAAAAAATCGGTAACAAGATGCACAAATTCCATACTAGCGAATATGGCTTTAAATGGGATGTAGAATATGACTATAGAGTCGTTACGAAATGTGTAGCTGGTTGGATGACTATTACTGAAGGTAAATCCACTCTTGCAGCCCTAGTCAATAGGTATAAGAAGAATGCCCTACAGACGATCGAACTTAAGTCTACTCACCCTGGGTCAGACACTTATTTAACTGCCTTGGCACTTAAAGCCAATAAGTTCGCCACAGTGGCAAACTGTATCTTGGAGAACATAACTATAGGTACCATCCATAGTAGCTTCCCAAAGATGGCTGATCATGGTCACTGGAAAAACATTGGTTCTAAAACTTGGGCCGATAACGCTTACAAATTAGAAGACTCTTTTAAAAATATAACTTTAGTAGAAGCATAATGGAACAATTTAACTATAAAGAAATCAAATGTAACGGTGTTGGTGGCTCAGGCTACCAAGCCGTTCTTAAACACAAAGACCAAATTCAATCTATTTGTCAAGAGGTTCGAGACTTACTCGGCGATAAACTCTGGGATAAAATGATTAAGCAAGCATCTGAAGTAGATACTTATACTGATTATCATTCAGGTATTAGATATAACAGTGTAGAAGATAATGCTTACAGATTGGTTACTGGAATTGCTGGACATGTATCTTCTTACCTTGACTCTGATGAGCTAATTGAGATGCACGTAGGCGCAGTTCTAAACAATCTAACTATTGACGAAAAGGTTTATATGGTTCTTGATGCTCTTCGCGACTGTGCGTCCGCAGACCATTGGTATACTTTCGAAAAGGACTGGGGTTAAAATACAATCGGTACAAAACCTACCATTGGAACTGGTCCGGCAGGAGTTGGAATACCACCAAGATAAAGCAACTTAAATTCTAGTAGATGCAGGGCATAAGCTCCTGCAACTGCTGTTGCTGTAGCATTCGATGCTGGCGCTTGAGTTCCAGGTGTTGCAAAAGACTTACCTGTATTCCAAGCTCTTCTCAGATTATTTGCTAGACGATTTGCACTTCCATAATAGATTGGAATGTAAATTCCTGTTAGAGGTGCTGGAATCAGTGCAGGTGGTGCAGATGGAGTTGGCTTAAATGGTTTAACAATACAAGCATACCAATATGCAATTGTCACTCTAGCCATCATCATATATGGATCGCCAGAATAAGTCTTACCACCTGGAGTTGTGCCACTTGGGTCCCATGGATGTGGAACTTCAGTCATTGGCTCTTCACAGTTTTCAGCAGCTCTAATCGCACATAAAACTCTATGGTATTCAAATTTATATTGAGTACCTGCTTCACCACCACTAAAATTATCTCCATTCCAACCTAGGGCTAAGAATGCATAGCCAGGTTTTGACTTACCCATAAACTTAAGATCGTCAGTAGCTCTAGCAGCTGCATCTAATTTACCTTCAGGTGGACATCTTCTCCACTTCTTCTTATACTCAAAATCTCTGTACTTGCTCTTTACCCAGTTATCCGTTTTATCATATTTAATACGATCCTTTTGAAATAAGGCCTTTCTCATTATTAATAACATAAGCATCTCCATTAGTACCATAACTATAATTTGCCTCTCATACCAGGATAATATGTAAATGCTAGCAACCACATTCATGGTTAAGATCTTAGGTCTTTGATTTACATAATCATCAGAGTCTTTTTCAAAGTCACGTGCAATCTGCATTTTATATGGATTAATAGGACATACTGCTGGCGTCACATCTACTTCATCCTCATTTATTATCTTTGGAAATTCAATATCCTTTGTAGCTGGTCTCTTAATTCTAACCTCTAGCGTAGAGTCCGTACCAGTTCTTATCCAATCGTTTTCATTTTCAGGATGTGCAGCTAAAATACCAGCCTTACACATAGCCGATACATTATCAGCTAATAGTTTATAGTCATATCCAGCGTCTTCAATATCTTGTCTACACTTTGAGTTTAGATTTTTATAGTGACTTGAATTATTATATCCACCACTACCGTTGTAGTTTTCTTTACCTAAATGACATACCCAAACAAAGTATTCCCATCTTTCATTTGCAGACGTCATAAACTCATAACCCATAAGAATTCTATTAGCAAATACTACCTCTAATTCTTCTTGGCTCTCAGCTCCACTTAAACATGGGAATTGATAGAACTTAAATTTATACAAGTTATAGTTCTGTATATTCTCACCGGATGCAAAGGCGTTAAACGCTTTATTGTTTTCTATTTCTAGTGCAGCTATAGCTTCTGCATCAGGCTCTTCAACTTCAGGACAAAAATCAGCATAGGCAGGATGAGACTCTTTACCCATCTCAGTTAAATTACCATCTTCATCGTATTGGTCTTGTAGAGGTATATCACCCTCTCTTAAAAGTCTTTCGAATGCAATACCATAACCCTCTTTTAATATGCGTCTCTGCACCTGGATTATTAGTATGAGTTTTCACCAACATGTGTTTGTGCCATAACCTTTTAACAGCATCTAAATAGTGTTGAGCAACCTGTTTACCAAAATCATATCTACCAGATAGAGGATTTTTATCATTAGCATTAACCATTGTTGCAGGGTTAGTTGCTAAGACTGCGTTTGCTGGATTACCTACCGGAGTTTTACCACCACCTATAATACTTATTGGAGCAAAAGGAACTGGGTTACCATCACCATCTAGCTTAAAGTCTTTACCTAAAACTTTAGTCGCACCGATCTCAGGTGTTTTGTAGGAAATCTCTGAACCTCCTGGTTTTGTAAACTTCTGACTATGTAATGTATTAGTTAAGTGCTGGAATAAATGCTCCCCAATTCGCTGGCATGATTACTTATTTCTTTGTTGATAGTTAATATGAGTACCGGATAATTTTGCTACTGTTGCAGGAGTAGGTGGCATTGGTGGACCTGATGGTCCAACACCAGTTGGATGTATATGTGCATTGTAATCATCTAACCAAGCCTGTAGCCAATCTTGTAGAGATTGACCTCTTACTGCTGGTTCAGTTTCATCTGCACCAGGTTCGCCCTCGTTAGATATGAATATATCTCCACAGTCCATAAAGATTTTAGCATCTGTTGAGATCTTAATAAAACCTTCTTCATCGATTTGCATCATAGGTCTTTCTTTTGCGCCCTCACCTCTAGTAATTACTAGGCCATCTTCTGGTGAGTGATAAATTCTTACATTACGTTCTGCATCGTATACCAAACTAATTACATTGTGTGGTTCTCCTGATGCTTCAAGAATATCTGCTTTTAATTCTTCATTTTGATCTACTTGGAACCAGTATTCTGGATGGTAGATATTTCCATTGTCAAATCTTACTGCAACAATATCTCCAACTCTAGGTACAATATGCATACCAGGTGCTTCTCTGTTTTGTGGAGTTGCCCATGGAATAGCTTCATTTGGAAGCTTATCAAATTTACCGTATACTTTTACTCTTGCCCTACCTTGAAGAAGAGGGTCTTCAATATCAACTACCTCTCCTAACCAATGAGCATCACGTAAATTGTCTCTAAATAATTCACTGTTATTCATGTACGTTTTCGTTTAAGTTACCATCTGGAGTAGAGTCCACGCCAGACTCATGTATTCTGTAGTTTAAGAATCCATCTGGTGATGAATCAACTCCCGCTGGATGAATTTTTTCATTTATACCGCCGGAACCTCCGGAATTATTAGCACCACCAAATAAACCGCCTAATTGATTTGCAATTGCGTTTATTGAACCTGCTTGAACGGCATCTAGTAATGAACCTCCAGATATACCGTGTACATTACCTAATAATAATTTACTTAAAACAGACTCAGTAGCTCTATCAATTAGAGTTGAAGCTAGGCCTGTAGTTTTACCATGTACATTACCAATATCAGAATTGTTTTGTAATGTTAATGAGTTTTTAGCAGAATCAATTCTACCAGTAATACCACTAATAGCATCATCGACAGCATCTCCAATCTTACCTAATGTATTATCTTTTAGTACAGATTTAAAAGTAGGATCTCCAGGTAATGAGAAACCGCCTCTTGCAGTTTCACGTGGAGTAATAGTTTTTCTATCTGCATCAGGATTAAATGGTGTATATGAAAGTTCACCACCAACGCCTTGTGCCGCCTGTGATAAAGGACTATCATTTACTTCAGTAACTAGATTAGCTCCTAGTTGTTGATTAATTTGTTCTACATTCCCCCACTTAATTCCAATCTTCGGTTTCTTTAACTCTGGGTTTTTAGAAATATCTGCAAACATTGGAGCAATGCTATCTATATCAAACTCACAGTGTGAAAATTGTAATTGTATAAAAGGTTTAGCTGATAGACTAAGCTCTTGATTTATTTTAGTTACATTACCTGTTTTACCAGAATTTTCTGGATTATCAAAAAAGCCTAAGTCTTTAGCACCAGTATCTTGTTGGAATCTTCTAACCTCACTAACCCAAACTTGCATTCTAAAATGTCTTAAGTTTGGTGGAATAACTTCTACCCATCTAGTAAAATCATAACAAGCTCTCTTGTATAAATCCATTAGGCCGATTGCTGTTAATTCAACATTCTCCTCTAAACACTCTATTTCTAGTTTAGGTGTTTCAGCTCCCCACCAAGGGTCTGCAAGATTGTTATATGTCATTGCAACATCAACACCTGAGATAGTTTGCCAAAACCAAGGCAACTCTTTATTAATCTTTAATAATACTTTTTGAAAGTTTTCTAATGCTACTGAATATTTAGCAGCATAGTCTTGGTTTAAGACTTGAGTTAGGTATTCCATTGCTGGACCTGCAAACAGGGGAGACTCTTCTCTATTCTGAGTATCAAATACTAGAAAGAAGCTAAGATACGTTGGATCTTCGTTTATTTTACGAAGCAACGATCCTTTTCTAAAATCCTGTTGTCTTTTAAAGTCTGCCATGTATTATCTATCTCTCTTTTTTATTCCTCTAAATTCTTAATTCTTGTAGGCCACTCTCTTCTAATTAAAGTAACCACTTGTTTTAGACCACCCTCTGGTTCATCAATAACATAATCAATATTCTCTATAATATAATGACCGCTTAGGAATCTATCCATTACTTGTTGTGCATCGTTTGCATCTTCTGCCTTTCCAGCACTAAATGGTTGATCTGAAAACCCAGCTTCTTCTCTTTTGTAATCACCCTGCTTTGATGCTTCAGCTCTTTGACCATCATAGTGATACATTATTACTGGAATCTTTTGAAACTTATAGATCGAAGGATTAAATGAAGACAAAATCATTTTAACCTTCATCTTCTCAATCTCCATTTTATTCTGCATATTATGTAATTTAGAAAAAGCTGCATTAGGGTGAGTATTACCTAGGCCATCCTCACCAGCATTTTGTCTACCCATGTATTTATGTTTTACTTGAGTCTCATAACGATTATCTTTCTCATTACCTTTTAGTGGCGCTTCAATATCTGGTAGGTCTTCAGTTACTAGAGCTTCTACTTTAAACTCTTGTAGTCTTTCACCTTTATCAGAATTATTGTCATACACCTGGATGTTTCTAGCATATCCAGCTGCGAGGCTAACCTTAGATGAGTTGTTTATCAATTCATACTTATCAACATAACAGGACATACCGTTTGTATCTTTATGGTTGGTTAACATTAAAGGTACTTCAACTTGGTCACCTTTATTTTCACCACCCTCTTCTTGTTCTGCTCCTTCTGACATTGAAGCCGCAAAGGATGCAAGAACTGTCATCACCTCGTCTAATTTTGGATTTGGTGCATTAAATATTTTATTAATATTCACATAGGTCAAATAGTAATATTGGTCTATGTAGTATTTTGTAAAAGCATCATCCGAGATATAAGAATCTTCTACAATTTCTTTTATGAAATCTGCATAAGTAATATAAGCCTGTAATCTTGGTTGATTATCATCTGGTGCCTCAACATTAGTTGCTAGGCCTAGTTCTAAATCTCTTGCCACTAACTCTAAATGATTTAATGAATTATCAGCATCTAAGTTCTGACAATCTTCAGCAAATAATCTAGGTATCTTTGCAATACCTTCCATTGTGATTGTAGGATTACCACCCTCAACCTCCGGAGAAGTTTCTATCTCAACAATATCAAAATCCATGTGAATAGACTTAAATGTTTCTTGGTGTTTTGAATTAAGCAGAATAGTAAAGAAATCCCCATCGCGTGGATATGACTCTACCTGAAATGCATTCTTATTATCCATTACAGTCACTGAACATTTTGGTGTAATACCACTACAATCTAATCTAAAAGATTGAATATCACCAGGTCCAAATTGGTAAGAGTTAACTAAGATAAAAGGTTTTAAAGTACCTATTGCTTTAGTCTGTTTATTACCACCTCCGTCTTCACCGAGATTATCAATCTTAATTTCTGTAGGTAGGATAGCCGGTTCTACAACCGCTAATAAATGATTATCTAACTCCATATTCTAAAGTTTAGTTACAAGGTGCGCCGTCGTTTGCGATGTCATTAGCACCACCAGTAGACTCTGGTGCAGTACCATCTCCTGCTGCTCCGCCAGTTTCATCTGCAGTTCCAGCTCCGACACCAGCTCCAGTAGATGGTAAGCCACCTTTACCAGCTTGGTTTTGTAAATTTTTATCTAATTGACTTTCAGTCAAACCTGCTCCACCTATTCCAGTACCAGATCCAGATCCACTGCCTAGTGCATCTTTTAAATCTTCAATCTGACCTCCTAATTGATCTATCCTATCTTGTATTAATTGATTTGAAAGATCTGAAATTATTGATTCAGTTACCTCATCGTTCTGGGCCTGCGCTCCTAATATAACATTTCCATCTGCAGTAAACTTATAGTTCTTCTTACCGACAGGAATTACATTAGGTGGTAGTAGCACTTCCTTATTATATTTCTTTTTTAGGGCCTCTATTCTGTTCTTGTCTTTTTGACTTAACTTTTTACCCTGTACAAATTCGTTCTTAATTTTATTATCCTCAAAGACTCTTGGTCTATCTAATTTATAGAAAGGAACCTGGTCATGTGGGTATCTCTAGTTCTTCACCTACGCTTAATGCAAAAGGATCTGATATACCATTCCATTTTAGAATAATATCAGTTTTACTATCAGTATTATAGTATTCTAAAGATATTAAGTCTGGTCTTCCCACCTCATCTTCTTTTTACAATATGATATGCGATAATTTGAACCTTGTCTCTATTTCTAAAGAGCATAGTAGGTTGGGCTAAAATTAATTTAACCTCATCAAAAGTTTTATTTAATAGTGTTCTTAAATCCATTATCCGTGACCAAAGTTTGATAGTTTTTCTGAGAAGCCAGGAGTAAAATTTACCTCTGTCTTTATTTCCGTATGCTGATACATCTACCACGTCATTTATATCTACTGCTCCTTCAACGTCCGGTTGTAAATACATTCTACCTCTACCAGCGTTAAACATACTTTCAATTTCACCTTTATCTCTAGGTCGTGCTGGTTTTAAGTTTACTGTTAATTTTATTTTACTAGGGAAACCTTCATAACTTAAAGGGCCTTCAAATTCTACTGAAGAAGATTGTAAAGCCAAGTTACCACAAACCATCATCGGGTTCATAGGATTACCTACTGTCATGTGCCATTGTCCTGTCGGGTCTCCAGTTAAGAATGCATTAATTACTGTACCACCTTGAGGTCCATTCATTAATTTCATTAAACCACCACCGACAATATTATCTAAAATCTTAGAGTCGCCTAATGCATTTATACCCTTACCACTTAATAGTCCATCTGCAGCTTTACCTATATCAGTGAATGCCGCACCCATTGAGGATTTTAATTGTGTAGTTAAAGAGCCTAAGAAACCTGCATAGTCTCCATTCTTTAATTTACTATAGTCACCAAATGGTTTACCTACAGAACCACTTCCAGTATATCTAACCGCACCACCCCAGAAAGGAGCATTGTTATATGTTAGTGCTAAGATATTCGACAGTTGGTCCATAAACGCAACCTTAGGCGAAGTACCAGGTAAACCTTTAATATCATAGTGGAAAGTTAAAGCAAATTCACTATCGAATTCTAAGCCTTGCTCTCTAGCTAAAACTTTCTTAATTACATTTAAAGGTCCAAATACTTTATTAGGGTAAGTTTCTTTCATTGGGTCAAAACCAGCTCCCTTATCTCTAATTGTCTCAGCTTCTGCAGCAGACTTACCATTAAGACCTGCTTCAACAGCACGACCTAATGAAGATGAATCCATCATCGCACCGAGCTTACCTCTTTTCTGTGAATTACCCTGTACTTCTTGAATTTGAGACTCAATATCTTTCCATGGGAATCCAGTACCAAACTTTAATACCTCTTTCATATCGTTACCTAAAGCAGGTGACATCCATGTTAAGGCTCTGGCTAAATCAGGCTGAGACATATCTATAGGATTACCCTTTGAATCAAGTCCCATTACATTCATAATATCATCTCCTGTTGGATATGCAAAACGTCTTAGAGTAATTAGATACTCATTTGAAATTTGACCATAATGTTCAGTTGAAGCAAAATCAGAAAACTTGTACGAGTAACCGATACCACCCTGATCTTGTGAATAGTTTACAATTCTTCTAGCAGTAGGATTAAGAATATTATTATCATTACCATCCATAACAGTTTTGTTATAGTTTAGATATGCATTCTTTTCACCTGCCGCACCACCTGCTCTATTCATATAATTATGAAGAGACCATTTGTTATATAAAGACCTAACACCATCACCCATATTAATATCTTTATCTGGGTCTTTAGTCTTAAAAGTTCTAGAACCTATAGCACTCGTTCCATAAAAGCTGGATTGCTCTGCTCCCTCCGGACTTTCAACAAAAGTTGTATGCCCAGAAGTAATAGCTTCATCGCCCCCATCTTGAGGCTCATCGCCCACTACCTCATCATCTGGAAACTTGCTATTTCTAACAATCGTATCACCAGTTGCTATCTCTGTATAAGAGAATTTAGTAGGAGGTCCAGGAAGAACGTCATTAAGTGTATATTTAACAGCCATTAAAAATCCTATTGTTTTTTATATATATCTGTGCAATATATTACAGTAATATGTTTAGACCCACTCTCCGCGGTCCATTTCATCGTGATTAGGGTCTATATAGTACAGAATCTGACCAATCAGCATCTTTAGGGTATTTATCACCTAAAAACTTTTGAAGTGCTTTAACAAACTCACCTTTTGTATGAAAGTTGTAATTACCAGTATATGTAGTTCGATTTGATAGATTAAATAGATCTCTAATATTAGTTTCTACCTGGAAATCTTGTATCTTGTTAAAGAGTTTATCTTGTTCAGCTTTTGTCTTTACACAGAATACTGAATCTACAACAATTAGATACTGTTGCCATTTATCACCATTAAAGACTCTATCTTCTAGTTCTTTAACAGTATTATATTCCTGTCTCTTTAGGTTAATCCTAGTATCTTTACCTTCAAAGTTTCTAATAAATCGACCACCAAATAAGTTTCTCTTTAGAAAATTAATTGGGTCATAGAACTTTCTAATCTTAATTTGATACTGTGGGTTGACATCGTCGAATTTAACGTCGTGTATCATAGCCCTTACAGGAATCAGTACATTAGGTGCTTGTGTAGTAGAGATTAGAGCTTGAATTAATTCACCTTTGGTAAATATCTTATGCTTAATCATGGTCAATGAATCTTACGTTATCAAATTTACTCAACACACCTCTTTTAGGATAGTCGCATCTATTAATGATAATAAGATCCAAATCAAAAGGTTCTTCGATTAGGTCGTTTACAAAATCTTTGAATCCGGATACAGATCCAGTATCCAAAGTCTTAAACATATATAAAATCTTAGCTCCTTCTTTTTCTTTTTCTAGAGTATCACTAAGTAGTCTTTGTATTAATTTTCTAATATAGAGAGATACAATAATATCTGATGGTTCCTTACTATAAGGATCTGATTTAATTAGTCTATTGAATATATCAAAATACGAGACTGTTAAATCGTACTCACCAGACTTTGCTAATCTCTCAAACTCAGTTCTAGTCTTACACCATACACCTTCTACGTGTAGTTTCATTTCTCTATCATGCGAGTAAGCTTTTTTATTTCTTTTTGGAGTTGCGTTACTCTTTGTTTAATTTCTGTTTCAGATGGTTTGTATGTACCTCCCCAATCTAATTTAATCTCCAATTTGTCACGGTCAATATCACTACCCGTACTTAGGCCTAGATCTAATATCAAGTCATTTAAAAATTTAACTTGTTGTTGCCTACCTAAGTAGCCATCAAAATCATAGACAACTCTAGAAGTGTATTCTTCACCTCCACCGTTTACGTTATCATCAATCAAAAATTTGACTACCCCGTTATCAGCGGGTTCTATTTGGATAGTAATCATCTTGTACCGTTACTTTTTTCTAGATTGAAATGACTCTTGCACTTCTCTCTGTAATTTCTTAATTGTCTTCTTGTCCTCTTTACGAGTTTCTTTATCTTTAATAGTAGATAAAGACCAAGCCTCTTCTAATTTATCTATCTCGCTCTTATTGTAGCCTATAGATTTCCAAGTCTCTTTCATAGACTCTAATTTAGCTTCTAACATAGAGTGGTTAACTTTATCATTAGCATCTATATTTTGCTGATGTAGTTTTCTACCATTCTCCATATTTTGAGTACGGAAGTTAGACCTAACCTCACCTAAGAAATCTAATTTACTTAGATATTTAAGTATACCCTGCTGTCTCATCATGTGACGTCTTTGACGTCTATTGTAACTAGTAGGTGATGTCTGGGGCTGAGTTACTGCTTGATCTATTGCTTCTTGTTGCTCCTTCGTCAGTTGTACTGACTCTTCTTGTGTTTTTGCCATAGTAATACTTATTAATAAATTCTTGTGCTTGTGGTTTTAATTGTTCTTGTAAATTATCTATCTGACTCAGTACAAGGTCTAAAATTTGATTGTTTAATTCTTCTTTAGTAATATCCATCTGGTCCCTGAATAGGTCATAGACTTCTTTTGATGGTACATTAAGTTCGAGTGGCATAGAAATAGTATTCTTAGCACTGATCTTTCTTAACATCTCTAACATTACATTTACTTCTCCAGTAGGTTGAGTAGCTTTAGTTTCTGCTACAGGTTCTGGATCTCTCTGTGGTTCTACAACTGAGGCGCTAAAGTCTTTTGCTATGTTATTAGCATTTACTTCATCTCTCGCCTCCATTAACATTTCACCGATTAAAGCAGTTGCACATTTTGTACCATCTGTAAATGTAGTAAATTGACCATCAGGTACCTTCTACAGTTACTATATCTCCAGCACGTTCAGTTCTAGCCCAAACGTACATTTTAGGTTTTGTTTGTTCTTTAGTTTCTGTTGACATATCTTTATTTTTAATAACCGATTTCATCAAAGTCAAGCTCGATTTGACCAGTTGTTCTATAATTATACTCACGATTTAAAAATTGTTTAATAAAGTCCATAGAATCACATGGGCCCATGATTGCATCAGCTTTAAAATATCTTGATTTCCAGAATTCTGTAAATTCTTCATTGCCCTTTTCTCTTAAGCTTTGTTTTAAGTATTCTAGATCTGGAAGGTGTAGTTTGTTAAATCCCATAATTTATTATTTTGTGTTAAAGAAAAATGTTTGAAATAATCTACCGTCTTGTAGGTCTCTACCAAAGTAGTCTAATGATGCATGAAATAAGTCTCCTTTATAGAAAACAGCTCTATTATACTTATTACCTACCACATCAACCAATTCCCATTTAGTATAATCTTGACCATCATTGTTAATTAATTCCATCAATGTATTATTTATACTACCATCTGATAATCTAGGCGTCTTATATGCACCAGTAGGTTTATGTCTATAAATACCTGTACCACCAGATACAGGTGCGTCTGGGGTTAAGTAAACTACTCCTGCCCAATCATTCCAACCATCTGCATGAATCCATGTTCTATCTCTAGCAGTTGTATATTGATATGCTCCGCAATAAGTATCATCCGGATCGTCAGGCATAATAAACTCACCTCCTACTACTTCACCAATCCAATCGGCAATACCTTGGTTTAAAAATGATTTTGTTCTATGGCCTGGATAATTACCATCCACATTAAAATCTTGCTCTAAAGCAAAAGCTCTAACTTCATCTATATTATTGTAAAAGTCATCGCAAATTATTAAGTCTCTCATTTTAGTATATTGTTTTAAGTCTTTCTTCAAATGACGGTGGAAAGAATCCCTGTTTATTTATCAGGCTTCTAAAGCACGCGTCTAAAATATATGTTACTGCCCAGTCGTCTTTCGATCTAATAGATCTTCCTGCCCCTTGTTGTATTGCTATCCCTGTTTTCCAATCATACCATCCTGGAAATGCGGTCATCTTAGCTTTTACAAGTGGATCGCCCAATGATGGATATGGTACTTTAAAGAAGATCTGAAATCTGGACTTGTCATCTTTAAGGTCTAAACCTTCTAACAGAGAAGGACCTACAAGTATTTTACCATCTTGTTCGTTAAAGTTTCTAATTGCATTCTGTCTCTCCTTGGCTACATCATAGGTTATGAAATTAAAACTGTGTTTAGACTGAGCATTTATTTCATTCATGAACTGATAGGAGCCGGCGTGAATAATTCCACTTTGTCCTTTGTGTTTCTCCAAGATCTTGTCAAGAACCTTTATGACCTTGGGGAGATTTTGTTCGCGTTCTCTAAAAGACAATTTGTGCCTATTAATGAAAACCACGGGGGATTTTTTGTAATCAAAATTATTACTCATTCTAATAACTCTAGCATTACCCATTGAAGTATGTTTTGCAAATGATTTAATATCACCTAGAGTTGCTGACATAAAAACTTTAAAGCCACTTTTCTTTTGTAAGAATTTATCAATCATTATTGCTTCTTCTAAACATAAGAATTGAGTTTCAGTTTCTTTTCGATTAATAACAATTGCATCATTGCCGAGCTCTTTAATTATATCATGATAGTCATCAAACTTACACCATATATCTTTAAGTCTATCCATTCGTCCAAAAAAAGTCTGCCATTCTTTAGGGACATCTCCCCCTTTAAATCTTGACTTACTTTGTTTTAGGGCCGCCGATCTGACCTTGCGGTAAACCACGGCAATACCTCTGAACTCTCCGATGTGCTTCATCAACTCCTGGTGGTTGTCTTCCCGCATTAAGCGGTCGACAAGATCTGCTATTCTGTTCTCGGTTACCCAGGCAGCTCCAATTGCTTGCTTCTGTATAAACCTATTAACTTCTTTAAATATCTTAGTAGTGGTTCTGTCTATTCTAGGACTAAAGTGTGATTGTACTATATTATCTACCTTATGTGCTTCATCAAAGAATACAAAGTCTCTCTGTGGAAAGGGTACCTCTCTATCCTGTTCTAACATCTTGTCTTCTACATAATTCCTTTGTATTAGATAATATGAATAGTTGAAGAGAGCTACAGGTAGCTCCTTCGCGCGCCGTCTAGCTTGAAGATACCCACAGGTGTTCCAGCATGAAAGTTTCTCTGCAGCTTCATACCCAATACCTTTCATCTTACAATCAGCTAGAGAGAACGGCAGACCATTTACATCACATTCATAATTGTCTACTCCTCTTACACTGGGCCAATTAAGTTTAAAGTTTTTAAAGTCTTCTTCATACTGGTCTTGTAGCATTAGATCGGATGTGACGAGATAGCCTCGGTTACCGAGTTCTTTTAAGATGTGCGCGGACCACATAGCAATTAGTGATTTACCACTTCCAGTTGGGGCATCTAAGATAATTGTCCCTTCTGGATCTTCAAGATAGTGATTACAAATAGCTTCAATAACCTCTCTTTGGCCCTCTCTAAATTTAAAGTCTTTGCCAAATACATTTGTGACTAGTGCCTCATTTATGATTTCGGTTACTCCGCGTTCCAACATATAACTTCTTTTACTTCAATACCTGCTTTTTCTAATAGTCCTATCCCAGACATATCTCTATAATCCTCTGAGTAGAATACTCTTTTAATACCTGATTGAATAATTAATTTTGCGCAATCAAAACATGGACATGTAGTGATATACATATCTGCACCTTCTGCACTTAATGTAGATTTACTTACCTTTGCTAAGGCATTAGACTCTGCATGTAAGACCTCTCTTTTAGTTACCTCTTTAGAACAACAGGCATCATCGCAATCATAGCCCTTTTCTTCTAAGACTTTCTTATGATTTTTATTATCTATATCTCTGACTTGTATCTCTTCACAGTCGTTTTCAAAGCCATGTGGCGTACCGTTATATCCAGTTGATATTACCTGTGTATCTTTCACGATAATACAACCAACGCGTCTACGTTTAGCATAGGATAGCTTGGCTATCTGATAAGCCATCTGCATATAAATTAAATCAACCGGAATTCTTGGCATATAAAAAAGAGTCTATGTTACTATTGTTATACATAGACTCTTTAAAAAGTTTATTAAAATGTGTGCCTGCTTAGCAATCGCAACAAGAGCAATTACATGATGTTCCACATTTACATACTTGACATTCGCAATTCATAATAGTGGTTCTTTTTTTAATACTCAAATGGAGGTGTTTCTCCATCTTGTTCCATTCCATACCAGATACCCTTGTTCTCCCAGTAGTACCATCCGTATTTATCATCGATAACTACTTCAAATTTACCCTTTGGTAATTCTACAGATTTCTTAGGTGCTCTTGCAATATATTTAAGTACTGGTACTCCATCTTCCCAAGTCTTCTTAGTCGATCTAGCGTCTACACCAATACCACCGTCTGAGAAAGCCATGTGATATTCACCACCTTCAATCTCTTGAGCTAATAACATTGTAGGAGTTGCATCTGACTCAGTTAAAACTGACTCAGCCATTTCTCTTTTATATACTTGTTGCAGCTCTTTAAATTCTGGTTTTAGTTTATTACCAATAGTTTTCTTAATACCCCAATATTCACCAAAGATTAGTGGAGCAACAGCGCCCATACCAGCCTTTTGAACTTGATTAGCATATTTTCTAGCGTATACAGATCTGTCAAACCAATCCAATGCAGCTTGAGCCATTTCCTTAGAGATCTTTTGACCTTCAATTTCAGAAGTGCTACCTTTAACTACCATCTTAAATAGTTTCTTAGCAGGAGCTTGTCTTGCCTCATTTAATTCGCTAATTGACTTAATGTATTTCATAGTTCTATTATTCTTTTCCAGCGCCGTAAGTTTCTTTTAACTCATCCATTTTCTTAGCATAAGCCTCTTTCATCTCATTACAGTGAGCCTCATACATTTCTTGAGTTAATTCAGTTTCTTTAACTTCGCCATAACCTTCTTCCATTGCTGTTGCAGCAAGAGTTGCTACTAGTGCAGCGTTCTCTTTCATGTACATTTCTAATGTGTGGTCTTGGTATTCGTCTTTCTCATAAGCACATGCAGCTTCTTTTACTTTTGAATAGCCTTCGATCAGCATTTCTTCTACTGTAGCTGGAGCTTCAGCTGGAGCTTCTGCTTCTGCCTCAGGAGCTTCTTCTTCTCCTTCTTCCTCAGGAGCTTCTTCTACTTCTGCTTCTTCTCCTTCTTCTTCATCTTCTGCTTCAACTTCTTCTTCAGACTCTTCTTCATCAGACTCTTCATCTTCTTCTTCATCATCGTCATCATCTTCTTCATCGTCATCTTCGTCATCATCGTCGTCATCGTCGTCATCGTCGTCGTCATCTTCATCAGCGCCGTCTTCAACATCATCAGTATCGTCATCAGAATCATCATCTTCGTCGTCTATTTCTTCGTCTTCTATTTCAGAAGGAGTTTCATCTTCACATGGAAGACAGTTACCATCCCCGTCTTCTCCACAAGGGCATTCTTCGTTTTCTACTTCTTCAGTAGTATCTACGTTATCTTGCTCAGCCTTTAACTGAACTTGATATTCTTCGAATGATAGTATTTTTTTTGCCATTTTAATTTAGTTTTTATTTATATTAATTTTAATTTTTTATTAGTCGTTTGTTTCAGGTATTCCGATAAAATCAGTTTGGAATATTGTTGCAGTATCAGAATAAGTTATATTTGGATCTGTTTGCATCGTCAAACTAGTCGTAATCTGTGCAAACCTGGCAGGTGTTCCGTTAGGAAGTTCTGCCATGGCAAACCTAAGCACACCCTCATTTGTTGTCGAACTATACGATAGAGGGGGTGGAGAGCCTCCACCAACCAAATTGAAAAAGCTAGGATTCGTTGACGGTGGATTCGGAGTTGGATTACCCGGCACGCCATTGGCTCCAGTAATTGTAAAATCAGTCAGGTATGGCTGAACATCAGATACGAAATGTACTAGTAAATATGAAATACCACTCTCCGTAACATGATCTTCATAAAGCGGCGCTGGGATGTAGTTATTAAGAGAATCTACAGTCGCCCATGTAAAATTAGCAGCTGGACTTTGAGACGTATCGTTAAGTCCCATATTATTAACCTTAACATGCATCCCGTTAGAATAAGTTAAAGGGTTTTGCATCTGTGGGTCAGAATAAAATCTAACAGTAAAACCTTCTTTACCTTCAGTATTAGCATCTGCAATAGTAGTAATCTCAAATGAACCCTTATTTGGATCCATCAACGGAGCTTGGCCAGTCACAAAACTACCTAGCATCCCACTTGTAAAATCACCAGCAGTTGCTCCTGCTTGCTGACCTAGAACAGACGTATAGCCCGTACTATCTATTTCCCAGTAAATCGTTGTACCACCTGGTTGACTTTCACCTTCAAGTATAACGTGGTATGTGAAACCTTCATTTATACCCGCTGAATTTGTAATATTAGATCCAGTAGTAGTAAAGCTAAGCGTGGCACCAGTCCACATAGGAGTACCAGTACTACTATCGTTAATTATTCTATTAGCTAAAATTGGAAATTGTCCATTGTAATTATTACCACTATTATCACCTGTAATTGTAAAGTCAAAAGTTTCATTACCCTCTAGGGTTTGGTCTGCACGATATTGAATTACCACACTTGATTGACCATTAGCGTCAATAGGGGACATACTACCAGATAATGCACCACCAACAATATCATCTGAATTAAATCCAGCAGATACAGGTACTAATTCATAAGTAGGAATAACTCCCTGTGCGATACCTGTAGTATTAACAGTAAACGTTAAATTATTTTCATTTTCATTCGCAGGGTTAAGTGTACCGTTGATACTATCATATTGTGCTGCTGGCTGTGCAGTCGTTACAGCAACTATATTACCGTATCCAGTTCCATAGCCATTTTCTGCATACGCTTGAATATAATATGCAGTATTTGGATTAAGGCTTAAAATATTAGCACTAAAGCTAACTCCACTAGGACTAACATCTCCTGTTAAATTACTTTGGGAAGTACCCCATAAAAAACCTCTATTAATAATAGTACCATTTGGTGTTGTAATAGTTGCATTTGCTTGCAAACCATTGTGACTAACATTAGTTGGTGCGTTTGTCGTAAGTACAGGAATTTGACTAGGAGCCTGTTGGCTAACACCTGCCTGATCTATTTGAAAAGAATCTGTAGTTACACCGTTTGAATGTGTTACTGTTGCAATAGCAGACCTTGCGGATCCAGTATTATCTACGACTATAAAGTCCCAGCTATCTGAACTACCTTGTTGTACTGCTGAAACCCAATTAGGAATACTCTGTGTATCATTATCCACTATTGACCATCCATAAGTATCATCAACTGGATTAACTGTTACTGTTTTTACGTGTGTACCTGGCATGTTTTAATTTGCTTTGTTTATTTATATATCTTACTAATATGGTATTATAGAGTCTTGATGTTATTATCCTTCATCCACTTCTCTAGTTTCTCATAAGCAGCATTAAAAATTCTACTCCTCTTAGTGTCCATACCGAAATTATTAAAGTATTCTTTCATTAGATAATATGCTGGTTCAACAGGCTCACCATTAGCTATTTTATCTTGAATTTGTTTAGAGACTTCAAGAGCATACATTGCTCCCATCATAAAGAACATATTGTAGCCTGTTAGGTCATTCCATTTATCTCTAACTAATTTATAGCCTACTTTACCAAACTCCTTAATACCTTTTTTGTCATACGCAGAAAGTTCTGATCTTCTTTGATTATCAAATGAGCCTAACCATAAAACCATGTACATGTGTTCAGAATCGTAAACCGAGTCCATGAACCCACCTTTAACAATTTCCTTTAGAGTAGTCTTTACCCATTTTGGATATTTAGGTTTACCATTTTCTTTAGTCCACTTATCATAGTCATAGCCACTCCAGTAGCCTTCGTTAACTACCGACTCGCTAAATAGAGTTTCTCCAGTACTAGACTCAACACTTATTACAGCGTTAGGGTATTGCTTTTGTAATTCATTAAATACTGCAGGAACCGCAGCTGGTGTATCAACTAATTCTTGTTTAACAACCATACCACTATTAATTACTACAATACTTACAGGATAACTTCCTTTCTTTGCAGCTTTATGGATTGCACCTCTTTTAGCTTCATGTAATGGTTTAATATACTTCATTTGTTTTGACTCTTTCATAGCGTCTATTTCTTTTGATTTTTCAATTGCCCAATCAACACCTTCGTCGCCACCCCAGATTAACCAAGCTACATAGCCGTTATCTTTCCAAGGTTCGTCTTTATGTTCTGGCGCAATTGATGAATTTTTTCTATGTCTATTAAATGCAGACATTCTCTTTACAGTATCTGCTGAGATCTTTTCACCTTTAGCTAATTGATGAGCTCTTGCCCAACCAACTGGAGTTCCAGCAGGTACTTCATCTCTACCATACTTCTCTTTCCAATCAATAGCCATTTGTGCATTCTTCTTTGCAGCAGCTGGATAATCGTTATATGAATCTTCTTCGTTTAATACAGACTCTTTAAGGTCCATATCAAGTTCTTTACTGATTTTCTTTAGGTCTTTATCATTATCATAGAATACTTTGACCCATTCAGGTTGTTGACTCTGAGGTCTTGATACAGGTATATAGTTAATCATAACATACTTGTCACCTCTTCTAGTTTGACCATACTCAACACCTAAATGTTGGTAAACATTTTTAGGTTGAAGACTATCTTTAGCATTGTCTAAATAATGCATATCTATAGATTCTGGTAGAGGTATTGAATCTTCATATCTTAGTTTTCTATATAGTTGATTAGATAGAATATAGTTACCAGCAAAATCTTCTAATTCCTTTTCACTACCGAACCTATAACCACCTACATCAATATTATGTCCTTTATAGTAAAGGTTGTAATGAGCACCTCTTGAATCCTCTTTAGTTTTAAGATAGACTATCTCATCATTGCCAATATATTTCTTCGGCATCTTAGCTTCATTAACCGACTCTTTAATAATATTATCTAAAACTAACGTATGATAAATGTCATAACCTACACCTCTTAAATCCTCACTACCTAAATGTGACTTACCGTACTTCTTAATATAATTATCTTCTAGATATTCAATCTTTTCCTCTTTAGACATTCTATTAATCTTGGCTCTATTCTTGTAAACCCATTTCTGAAATTCTAAAAGAAAAAAAGAATTGTAAAGAGGCTTTTGTAAACTTTCATCCATTTTATCGATTAGGTCTTCTCTACCTAATTGTTTATAGACTTCCTTTCTTACCTTTTCCATTTTCTCTGCATATTTAGGATCGTCACCTCTATTAAAAACTATTTGCTGAGTTAGAGAACCGCTAATCTTTTTTACATCCTTCTTTCTGGTTTTAATTAACCATGCTGCAAGATCCTTGATACCTAGGTCTTTAAATCTACCCTCAGCATCAGGAGCATCTGAATGATGAAATTCAGGAGCGCCTTTCGGCTTCTTTTCGTTAAGTGGTTTAATAAATCTCATATTATTATTTATCAGACTCTTCTTTTTTAGTTTCTTTAGCTTTCTTTTTAACTTCTTTGTTAGCTTTAGCCTGATCTTTAGCAGTTCTAATCTGCCCTTTCTTAATTTCAATCTGTTGTTTAACTGATTGTTTCTGAGCTTCTGCCTGTGCTAACTGTATCTTCATTTTAGCTAATGAAGCTGACATTTTATTTACAACCTCTGAGGATTGAGATAGCTTTTTTGCTTTTTCAGTTTCTTTACCTATCTTTTCACTTTGCTTAACTATAACCTTTTGAATTTTAGCAACAGCCTTCTTAGTATTAGGCTTGTTCTTTCTATTCTCTAAAACAAAATCATTAAATTGTATTATATGTTTCATAGCTTGAATCCTAGGTGTTTTGCACGAGCAGTCCATTTTACCAGGACTTCAGCTCTTTCTTTATTATTTATCTCTCCCATTTCTACTTTAGAATCCAAGTATCTATTTACAGCATCAATGGTCTTCTCGCCTCTCTTCTTAGCCTCAAATCTTAAGCCTTGTAAATTTGCATCCACTTCTTTAGGTAAAAGTAAATAGTACATTTTAGATAACATACCATTATTAATCATCATCCTCATCATATCATCTGGCTCATTAGGTTTGCCCTTTCTATAATTACCAATATCAATACCATCTTGAGTAATATGTTCGATCTCATGTCTTAGGACATCTGCTAAATGAAAGTAAATATCTGACCAGTAGGTAGGTAACCAATCTGGGTTACAAGCAAAGTCTACATTAATAAATGGATCTTGCCAATCACCATCATCGTCTTCATCTCTACCATCAGCTCCAGTAGAGTTTAGGACCTCAAATCCTTTACCTTTAAAATAGATAGCACAATTTAAGTCGAATGTTAACCCTGGGTTCTGTACTTCAAATGAGTAGCTAGAAGATTTTTTACCGTTCTTAAAATCTAATACCCACTGTCTAAAGCAATCACCTAATAGTTTATTTGAGATAGAATCTAGTTTTGTATATCTTTCAAATACCTTAGACTCCATTACAAATTTATTATGTTCTAATACATAAGCACCTGCGGTCTTCTCGCCCGCTCTTAACATTCTCGTTGCTCTAGAATAACCATCTAGTAATTTACCTTTATATACAACTAATTCTTGGTATAGGTCATCACCACTAACTTCCCAATCTTCATAACGCTCTTCGCCAGATTTATAGTAGTCTTTAAAGTCTCTATCTTTTAGTAGATCTTTTAACTTAATAGGTTTATTCTTCCAGCCATCATTAGGTAGAATATACTTGTCAATAAAATAATCAGGCACGTCAGATTCTTCCGGAGTAATATACTCAATATGATCTGCCACCTCTTGTCCAGTGAATGTATTCATTTATTATATATCAAACAAAAAAAGGGACCTAAATTAATAGGTCCCTTGCTCCTTAAGTCGTCTATGTCTAGCCTAAATAAATCAACTATTTACGGAGCCTTCTTGAGCGACGTTAGTGGTATCATCTCCATCTTGAATGAAGATTTCGTCTAATGTTGCTAAACAATCATTAGCATTGGCTACTTGTTCTACAAGTTTGCCATCTCTTCGATGATTTGCGGGTGCTCACCGATACCAACTGAATTTTTAACGTATACTTCAAGGGTTGCGATTGCTTCAAGCTTTTCAGCTTGATACTTTGCTCTTAAGAGCGTCTACTTTTAAACTCCATATTTAATTTTTATTTAATTTAATTTCATTGATAATGTTTTGACTCCAGTAAAAAGAATTCGCAAAACCTAAGAACTATCCAAAATTGAGGCTTTACCAATGTAGAGAAATGAGCTAAACATCCATAATAATCCGATAAGATAGAACCATTGGCTTAAGATTGAGTTAATTGGTTAATACTGATTTTAACGTGTTTAAAACTTTTGTCATAATGATATTATTTAAGGGTTATACTAATTGTGATGCAAATTGTTTCACATATTTTTGAACAGCTAATTCTTTTGCCTTTGCCTCTAACTCAATGTCCAGATTAAGGCCATAAGTATTAATATGTTCATAAATATAGTCGGCGTGAGCCCTAGCCATTACGGATGAATCCTCATGTATTTGCTTGCATGAAGAATAATGGCAAAGTTGTTTGATGTCCTTAGGCCAAGTTGTTGAAGCCATTTTAAGTGCTTCCTCTTGAGTCAACTCACCTGGATGACACCAATGGTGATGATAGTCAAATGTAATTGGAATGTTAATCTTACTATAGATACCTTGATAAAGATCTTCTACAGCATATTGCTTTTGTTTGTCGTCATTTTCTACTACAAGTCTGCTTTTAATAGAAGGGTCAAGTAAGTGGAAGTTATCTACGAATCTCTGCATAGCTTCTTCTTTACCACCTTGTGTAGTATTGACATGAATATTGATCGCAGCATAGGGAGTACGCGGTAGACCCATAAGGTCAAATATTTCACCATGCTTGTTGAGATCAGCAATAGATTTGGTGACAACGTTTTCATTTAGTGATGCGAGGACATCGAATGGTCCAGGGTGGAATGTAATCCTCTGACCGTACTCCCTTGCCAGATCGCCACAGTCTTCTAGAATAGTTCTGATAATTCTAAAATCTTTAAGATCTGATATATTATACTCTGACATCCACGGCATAATATCTGAAGACATACGATAAAGCTTGATACCATTGGCTTCATTCCATTTGATAATCTCACGTAGATCTCGTACGTTCTGTACAATAAGTTCTGACGCGTAGTCCATGCCTTTAGCCTGGAACGTACGTTTAATCATAGAACGATTTGTAGTAATTGATGGTTTTTGTTGTCTGAGTTGCATATTAATGCAACAATATCCGTAGTTAGTCATTGTTCATTGCTTTAATAAAATGATATAAGAACGAAATCAAGTATGCTGGCCAAAGAAAGATAGCAGTAAAACGTTGAAACCATGTTAGTCGCATGTCTTCTTGTTTAGTTACATCAGACATCCAGTCCCAAAACCAGTTGAATAGTACACCTAAAAAAATATACCAAATGATGTCGCTCAGTGGTTTATTGGTAATTGTTCCAATTTAAGAAAGGTTCCCATTTATGTTTCTTTACTAATCTCATCCAAAGATCTACATATTTTCTTTCTTTGGGTTTGAGGATATGTCTTGGCTGCTCTTGTATAAATCTTTGCTGTTTATTAGGATCGAACTTTTTACCTAACGCAATTGATTTAATATGAAAGTAGAATTCTCTAGTTGTGCCATCGAATGTTTCCATTTCTTCTGCAATTCTTTCTTGAGATACCGTATTAAATTCTTTATGTAAATCATCTCGCAGTTTGCGTAGCAGTTTTTGTTCGGCTAGAAGATGTGCTTTCATAATTAGATTTTGCCTCTTCCTATATTGCTTGTTGATAGGATGTAAGAACTCCCAGATAGACTCTTCGTCTGCCCATGGCTTTTCTGCTCTAAGTTCTTTTTCTTTCTTTTCATAGATTAACTCTTCGAGCATATATTCTCTACCTAGGTTATCAACTTCATATTCGCCGAACTCAATTCTCTGCTGTAATTCACTAGCAGCTTTGTACAAATACTTCTTAGGTATTTTTGCACTACCATGAAATCTTCGCCACCATGTGAATTGTCTACTCACCTCTTTTTAATTTTTGTACTGATTTATCCCAATCAGTAATAAGCTGTTTAATATCATGAATTGCTAATTCGCATTCATGTGTTTCAGACTCTCCATCTTCTACTTCCATTTCTGCTAGAAAGTAAAGGTCTCTGATTTCGTTGTCTAAGTCAGGATATGTGTTGGACATTCCCTCTGCGTATTTTTTAAGATTTTCTAAAGTCATATAGTTTATAGTTTAAAATTAGTTAATGTTTACGGTCTGAATCTGCCTAGGTGGCTATTGAATTCATCTTCTTCTATTTTGCGTTGGCGTTCTGTTGCCTCGCGAGCATCTGCCCAATCATCTGCAAATTTGCACATAATCTTCTTCTCTTCATCTAGGAATGTTCTTGCTATTGCAATTGCATATTCCATTCCTTGCCATACTTCTTTTGGGCTACTTTCTAATTCATCTTGTAGTGCCTCGATTAATAACGAGACTGGTGTTTTTCTTTTACTCATAAGCTGCTGGTGATGTTAGACCAGAATATGCACAGTATTCTTTCTCGCTGTCATAAACTAGTGTTGCGTTAAACGTTTCGATTAATTTCTTTTCATTAAATCCTGCGTGACCATGGATTGATTTGCCTCCAGTAGCTTTAGCTTCTAGAACTGGCATGATAACATCAGTCGGTACTTCGTAGATTTTCTTGATAGTAACTCCATCTCTGACGGCAAAGTACATATTATTCGTTTGCGCGTACTTTTCGATTTTGTTCTTTGATAACCAATGGAACTGGAAAGTACCAGATTTACCCTTGTTTCTCATGTTGATTGCCTTATACTCTGTAGGCGTTTCAGTGGCATCTAAGGCGTCGCCACCCTGAGTATTGTTACCATACTCATGGCCTAAATGATTTGCCATGAACATCTCTATGAACCTCTCATTATAGAATATATTGTCAAGTCCTAGTTGATCTTTGGCGATCTGTTCTGCCTCTTGCAGAAGTGATTGTATTTGTTGTATTGCTTTCATATTAATATAATTACATGTTTATTTTAAAACTTACAAACTATGGCCAATTTTTTCATGTAATCTTTTCATGTGCTTACATGGAGTATAACGGCTAAACTCTCTGGCTTTACATTCACAGTCCACAATTTTATGATCTGTTACCTTTACATTGTAGTAGGATAACTTACCAGTCTTTTTGCTTCTGGAACCCATCTCGCGGTAATACCACGAAGTGCCTTTTGGTAGTGAGTAGATGCTCATTATGCTTCTACTCTATCGTGAACAGGAATCGGCGCTCTGCCAGGAAACCTTGAATCTGAAGTGTGGATAAAATTACCACCGAACATTGAATGTTTATTACTCTTGTAAATTCCAGCAGGAACTGCATACCAGGCTTCT